GAAACCGTGGACGAGAAGATTGCGGGGAAAACTTGGAGAGAGAGAACCGAGGAATACTTAGACGAGCTAGGCAAAGAGGCCGCTTCCGCAGGGACAGGAGAAACGACCAGAGCGGATTATCAGCGCATAGCGGAAGACCTCGTCAGGATCGTGGAAACGGAATCCCATCGGATCGCGAACGAGTCTGCATTGCGCACCGCAGGGAAAGCCGGCGCGACCAAAAAGAAGTGGGTTACCATGATGGATGATCGCGTCCGAGAAACGCATTCGTATCTTGAAGGTCAATCCATTCCATATGATGCGGATTTCTACACATTTGACGGAGATCACGCTAGAGCGCCAGGACTGTTTGCACTGCCGGAAAACAACATCAACTGTCGGTGTGAACTGATCTTTGAAAAGTAGAAAGGGGAAATATGGCTGCAAAGCTACAGCTTGTAGTACCGCACTACAAGGAACCATTTGAAGACTGCAAATTCTTGTTTGACAGTATCGAAATCCAGCACGGGATTGATTTTAACGATATCGAAGTGCTGGTCGTGAACGACGGGGACGCTGTGGTGTGGGACAAATCGGTTTTTTCCCCGTACCACTACAAGATTGACTATGTGGTCAAACCACACGGCGGACCGTCTGACACTCGCAACTATGGGATTGAACATGGCGACACGGAATACCTCATGTTCTGCGATTGCGATGACGGGTTCCTGAACAACTACGGTCTGCACCTTGTGCTGGGAGCGATCCAGGAAGGATTTGATTTTTTCTATTCCTCGTTTGTAGAGGAGCAACCCAACGAAAACGGTGATGGATGGGTCATCTGCCGCAGAGATCACAATCTGGTGTTCGTCCACGGGAAGGCGTACCGCAGGCAGTTTCTCCTGGACAAGAACATCCGGTTCGACACGGAAATGTATTTCTCCGAGGATGCGATCTTCAATAAGGTCGCGTATCTGGAGGCGGACGAGCGAAAAGAGGTCAACACGCCGTTCTATCTGTGGGCGTGGCATGAAGGAAGCACCGTTCGCAAGGATCGGGAGACGTTGATCCTCCGCGAGTATGGGCAAGTCATGAAGATGCGTGACAAGACGTGCGAACAGCTTGATGCGCGGGGATTCATTGACGAGTACTTCGACGTTGTGTGCCAGTCGTTTTTTGACAGCTACTACGACTTCCAGGAACCGCTGTTTAACAAGGCGGAGTACAAGGACTGGGTCAAAGCTGCTGAGAAGGAATTCAGGAAATTCTATAAGAAATACGCGAAATCATTTTTTGAGTGCGACTCTGAGCGCATTCGGAAACAGATGGCGCAGGCGAGAATCCGAGCATATGAGAACGGACTCGTCTGGGAGAAGACCGACTTTATGTCATGGATAAAGCACATCAAAAACGATGTGAAGTGATATCGGCAGAGAGAACTGCCTTAACAAACGCAAACAACGGTAGAGAAACCGCAAATCGCAATTTTGCCGCTAGAGAAAGCGGGGTAGAAGTATCGCGAGAGGAGAAAAATGGAAGAGAAAACGAAGCCCGTTGAAGAGAAGAAGGACGAGTCAACTCTGGACGAACTTAAGGCGGAACTTGAGCGGCTCAAAGCCGAAAACGGAAAGCTCAAGACCGCGCAGAGCAATGCATCTGCGGACGCTGCTAAGTGGAAAAAAGAGCTGAGAGACAGCATGGACGAGAAGACACGTGCCGAGGCGGAAACCAAGGAACTGATTGCGGCGCTGAAAGCCGAAAACGAGGCGATGAAGCGCAGCCAAACAGTAGCAGAGCGCACCGCAGCGTACATCGGAGTAGGATTTGACGCTGACCTTGCGAAAAAGGCGGCTGAGGCATCTTTCGACGGGAAACACGACGAGTTTATGACTCATCTGAAATCATTCATCACAGCGCACGACAAATCCCTTGCAGCGGATGCGCTGAGAAACAATCCCCGCCCCGGAGCGGGAGGTAGTGACCCGGCAGTAACGAAAGAGCAGTTCGACAAGATGAGCTATTCCCAGCGAGTGAAACTGTACGACGAAAACCCGGATCTCTACCAGCAACTTATCAAATAAAAGGAGAGATTCATCATGGCACAGACCCTGCTTGCCAATATTGTCAATCCGCAGGTCATGGCGGATATGATCAACAAAAAGCTTACCGACCTGATCAAGTTCGCCCCGCTGGCGGACATCGACACCACTCTTGAGGGGCAGCCCGGTAACACCATTACCCTGCCGGCATGGAACTACGTCGGCGACGCTGCTGTGGTCAACGAGAACAACTCTGTGACTGCGTCCCTTCTGTCTGCGACCACCGCGAATGCCACCATCAAGAAGATCGCCAAGGCCGTCTGCCTCACCGACGAGGCCGTCCTGTCTGGTTTTGGTGATCCCGTCAACGAGGCTACCAGCCAGATCGCTCTTGCCATTGCCTCTGCTGTCGATAACGAGTGCCTGTCCATCCTTCATGCGATCACCGGTTCGATGGCGCTGTCCACCACGAACAACACCACTCTGCCTGCTGCTTCCGATATCGTTTCCGGCCTGGAACTGTTCGGCGAAGACATCGATGAGAGTGTTGTCGCTGTCGTGTCGCCGGCTGTGTACAAGGAGATGCGTACCTTCGGTGCGTCCGGCACTTGGATCCCGGCCTCCGAAATCGCTGCCGGCATTGCCGTTACCGGTGTTGTCGGTCAGTTTGAGGGTTGCCAGGTCATCGTGAGCAACAAGCTCAAGTCCGCCGCCGCAGGCGCAGGAGACATCTTCCTTGTCAAGCCCGGTGCGCTTCGTGTCTTCCTGAAGCGTGACACCTTCATCGAGTCGGAGCGTGAGGCGATGTACTTCCGCACCAACATCGTTGGCAGCAAGCACTTTGTTGCTTATCTGTACAACGCTTCCAAGGCGGTTCGCATTTACAAGCCTGCCTGATAGAGCGGAATGAAAAGGGAGGGCGGCGCGATTACCGTCCTCCCAACAAAGAGGAGATACGACTATGACGGATGCTCAGAAGTTGACAACACTGAAGACGCTGCTTGATGACGGTGGCCTTGTTCCGAGCGACGATAAACTTAACACTTACCTCGCTCTGTCGAAAGCGGAGATTCTGTCGTGGAAGTATCATCTTGTCGGCGGAGTCCCACAGACTGTGACGGAAGTGCCTAGCCTCGACGAGGGCGCTCAGATCTATGCGGTTGTCGCCGGATACACCCACGCAGGGAGCGAAGGTCAGTCCAGGCACGTAGAAAACGGCATTACGCGAGAGTTTCTGTATGAGGACATGATCGGATACATCCGCAACCATGTGCTGCCGATCGCAAGGGTAGGTGCTGTTGGTTGAGGACGAATCAGCGAAACAAGCGGTCGGTGTGGTACTGCCTGTACCAAGGCGAAACCGAGAAGACAGACACCGACGGGAACTACACGGGCGAAACTGAAATTGCCTATGCAGCGCCAGTACAAATTAAGGCCTGCGTCTCGCCGGCAACGGGTCAGAGCAATACCGAGATGTTCGGCAATTTGACCGACTACGACCGTGTGATTGTATCTGACGATACGTCGCTGGCGATTGATGAGAACACGGTGCTGTTTATTGACAGTACGCCGACTGATGGAGCTGGAGCTGCCGGGTACGACTACATTGTCCGTCGCGTCGCAAAGTCCTTTAACAGCGTCGCAATCGCCGTGCGGAAGGTGGATGTCTATATCCCGATCCCGGAACCGACACCTACGCCTGCATCGGGTGAACCAGACGAACCAGGCGAACCAAGCGAACCGGACGATCAGAACCCCGACGGGGAGTGATGACCAGTGCAGATTAGCGTAAGCGGAGTAGTCCACGCAATCGATACAATAAAACGGTACGCCGGTATACGCGAAAAGGTCGCATTGCTCGCGGAGCGCCTCTGCAAAGAGGTTGGAGAACCGATCATAAAGCAGATTCACGGGAATCACTCAAAAGTGTGGAGCGAGGCGACCGAAAAAGGTTACAAGATAACCGCAGAGGGAAAAGACGTTCTGTTCATTGAGTTTGGCGCTGGTGATGCTGCTGGACGGGACAAAGCGCTTTACGACGAAGTGCCGTCAGTGGTGCGGCCTGGTAGCTGGTCTGAAAAACACGCGCAAATGTATTCAAGGTTTGGCTTTTGGGTTTTCGCTGGTCGAATTGTTCACGAAGTTCCAACAAGCCCTGCGTTTTACTATGCATACGAAGCAATGGTACAAGCGATCCCACGGATTGCATCGGAGGTATTTAAGTGAGCGCATATACAAACAACGCAATATTCACAAGGATACGCTCCGCCGCGATTGCGGAAGTAAGCTCTGCAAATTGTACGCAGACCTATGCAGCAGTACCGACGAAGTTTCCGACAGTATTTGCGCGTGAGATCGGGAGACTGACTCCGCCCGAAGCCGCTGCACTTTCCAACGCTCAGGATATCTTTGAGACAACGTGGGAAGTGCAAATCTTTAGCAATCTGAAGATCGGCGCAAAGGAGCAGGCATATGCGTTGCTTCGCGCCGTTAAGACCGCCTTGAGGGGATTGTATTTCGTCGAGACGATGGAGAATCCAATCGAGGACGGGAACAACACATACTATACGCTCGTCGCCAGGTTCCGGCGAATTATCGGATCCGGCGAGAGTATGCCCACCTAAATCTATCGTAAAGGAGTAATGCTTAATGGCTGGCGAAATCAGTTCTGCCGGAGTGCAGATCTTCTATGCGCCTGAGTCTACGGTTGACACCTGTCCTTCGACTGGTTTCAAGCAGAAAGCCTCTAGTGGCACTCTTAACATCGCTGACTATGTGACCGGCATCTCCGGTCTTGGCGCTGACTTCGATATGTACGATGTCACGCCCCTCAGTGAAACCTCCAGACACCGTTTCGTGAAAGGGCTTCAGAATAACGACGGCAGCATTGAGTTCAACGCGAACATCAATCCGACGAGCCGCGCTGACTGGGGTAAAATCGTGGCGGAATATGCAGCCTTGACTGGCGGAAAGTCGCTGTGGTGGGAGGTCATCCTTCCCGGCGACACGGACGGATTTTTCTTCCGGGGGGAGCCGCTTCCCATGCGCTTCCCGGATGTTGAGGCCGGCAGCGCCGTCCAGGGCGCAGTGCAGATCGTCGAGAACAAGTGCAACGGGTTCGCGACGAAGATCACTACTTGATCGTTCACCCTCCTGTTTGGTGTGGGGAGGTTTCCTCCAGGCCTCCCCATGCCTCAATAAAAAAAGAAAGGATAAAACTATGATCCAATTTACAGCTGATGGTCGTGACTACAAGCTTGAGGTTACGGCATTCACACTGAAGCAGATGGAAAAGTCCGGCGTAAACTTTGCCCAACTTGGTGACAAACTGCTTGCTGCTGAAACGCTTTGGAAGGGGCTTTTCATTGCACATCACAACACTGTTCCTGATGCAAAGAGAATGGAAATGTACCGCGCTTTGTCCGCTGTAGCTGACGGTCAAGAACAGGAATACGACGAGAACGGAGAACCGATTGATATGCTGATGTCCGCTGTTGCTGAGGAGTACGACAATGCTGTCAAAGCGCTGAAGCGTTCGCAGGGAAACGTCAGCTGGAAACGGACGTAAGTGGTGCAACGTCCTTTTCCGACATAGACCTAAACGCACCAAAAAGCAACTTTACGTATTACCTGGATGTTGTTTGTCCGTACTTCCTTATGTATGGGATGACGTGGGAAGAGTTCTGGCATGAAAGCATAGAACGTCTTCCTGTGTACTGGCAGAAGCATCAGTTTGATAGAGAACGACGTAACGAAGAACTGTGGATGCAGGGCGCGTACATTAAGTACGCAATAGCATCAGTATTTGATTCAAAGAAAAGAAGCAAATATCCAGAAAAGCCCCTTCGTATTACGGAAATGACGGAAGAAGAAAAAGTCGCAGAGACAAAAGCAAAAGTAGAAAGACTGCGAGAGCAACTTATTGAAATAAAGCGCCGGTCTGACGAAAGGAAAGAAAAGGGAGTTGGTTTAATTGACCGTTGAAAATATTAGCATTTCTGTAAAGACCAATGCTGATAAAGCGGCGACAAAAATCAACGCCCTTTCTTTAGCTTTGGAGCGCCTTGAAAACACAGCACGATCCGCCCAGACGGCAAACACTGCAACCAGTTCCGCAATGGGTAATCTAACTGTGTCAGCACAACGCGCACAGTCCGCATCGTCTCGCGCCGCGAAGGGAATAGAAGAAGTAGCAAAGTCTGCCAAAAAGGCAGAGTCGCCGCTTGGAAACTTTGTAGCGTCTCTGAAAAGAATTGCTTTTTATCGGATGCTTCGCACAATCATCAAAGAAATTGCAAGCGCTTTGAAGGAAGGGCTTGAAAATGTATATGAGTGGAGCAAGGCCGGAGGAGATATGGGGCGCATTGCTTCTGCGCTAGACCACATTTCATCCGCTTCCGCCCAAATGAAGAATCAGCTAGGCGCTGCGTTTGGAGAACTTCTTGCAGCGCTGGAGCCGGTTATCGTAACGCTGATCAATCTCATCACAGAGCTGGCGCAGGCGCTTACATGGGTCATTTCGTTGCTCTCTGGTCAAGGGTACTATCCCGTCGCGAAAGAGATTACAAAGGACTGGAAAGAGGCGAAGGACGCTGCCGGCGCGTACAAGAACACGATCCTTGGATTCGACGAAATCAACAGACTGAACGATACTGGCGGAGGCGGTGGAACAACCGGGATCGGAGCAGATGCGTTCGATTGGGAACCGATAGAGTTTGGTTTGGAAGATCTGTTCGGAAAGACGTACGAATGGTTGTCCAAACTGAAGGATGAAGTGGACAAAGGAACCGGTGCAATCGGCGACCTTCTCGCTGAACTGCTTGGTCTGCCGGAACTTGTAGACGTAAAAATCAAGGTTACGGAAGAAGTTCCTGAGCCGCTGCTTGGATCCATTCGACCGATCCTTGAGTCCTCGCCGTTCTTGGTCGCACTCAAGTTTGCATTAACCGGTAACCCGCTCCCTGCCATTCAGGCGATTCGTGGGAAAATCCTTGAACTTATTGATCTTAGCCCAGTCGAGATTTTTGTGAGAACGCTGGTCGAGGATCCGCAACCGCAGATAGACACAATTGTTGATGCGCTTGCAAGCATGGTGACTTCTGTTCAAGAAGCATACACAGAAATGGCAACTGCGGCATCCGCATGGGCATCTAGTTTTTGGGATACTGTTGGCGAGTATCAAGAGGCATCTGGAGCGCTACAAACTGAAAACAGCACTCTTGGTCAGGATGTTGTTGACACGTTTAATCGAATGAAAAACCCGTTAAATGACTGGGTAAGTCACGCATGGCAAAAGGTCGAAGAGTACCAGCAGGCATCCGGTGCATTACAGATTGAAAACGAAACTCTTGAAAGTGACGTGGCGACAACCTACGGGAATATCAAGACGTGGATTAAGGAAGCGCTTGATAACGCAAAGGATAACTTCAACACATTTACGACAGTAACGCTTCCGAGCTGGGTCGATTGGGCTGAAGGTGTCGCGGATACCGTAGCGTCTGCGTTTTCTAGCGTTGCGGAGAGTGTTTATCAAGGCTTGACTAATGCCGGAGAAAACATTGCTTCGTGGTTGTCAACGACGGCAAGCAGTGTATGGAGTTGGGCTAGTGGAACACTGCGTAGCATAGGCAACTGGGCAAGCGGAATCGCGACGAATGTTGCAAGCGCACTTGGGTCTGCTTGGGAAAGCTTCAAGGAATTTATGGGTGCGACTAATCAGACCGTCAGCGGATTCTTCAGCGATCATCCGATACTGAAAACGCTGATTTTCGGTGTAGAACAACCGCAGACCTCATTCCCAAGCGTTACGCTTGCGCCGGCGTGGATGGGTGGTGCAATGCCGATCCCTGCGTTTGCGGACGGGGGCATGATTCCAAATACAAGCGGAACCCTTTTCCTCGCCGGGGAGGCAGGAGCCGAGATTGTTGCGAACATGGGCAGCAAGACCGGAGTCATGAACGTCGATCAGATGGAAGCCGCAGTTGCGAACGGCAACATGAGCGTCGTGAACGCGGTCTATGCAATGGCGAATATGATTGTCAGAGCAATCGACGATAAGGACTTTGACGTTGAGCTTGACGGTGAGAGCGTGGCAAATAAGCTGTACCGTCCGATGCAGAACGCGGCGAACAGATACGGCACGGCAATGGTGACTTAAAGGAGGGGCGTAATGGTATTTGCAATCGAAGACAGAAGCAGAAACGCTTTCTTTGACCTTACGCCCTACATTGCGTTTGGTGGTCTGAAATGGAGTAGAAACGACGTTGAGGCCGCGAACGCTGGGCGTATGCAAGACGGAACGATGCAAAGGGACAGAAAAGCAACAAAGTATCGTTGGGACGTAACTTGCATACCTCTTACGGCGGCAGAGCAAGCAAGAATACTGAGCTTGATCCAGCCGGAAACATTCAGATTGTCCTACACCGATCCGCTGACAAACTATGTCGAGACTGGAACATACTATTCAAACAATTTCCCGTCAACATTTATGATTCGTCGCACGAACGGCACGGAGTATTGGACTGGTCTAGCGTTCCCGTTAATCGAAGTGTGAGGTGTCTATATGGCGCTCCTGGCGAATGACATCTATATAGGCTCTGTAAATAACCCGTCGTATCATTTCAGCAACCGCAGTTTTGCATCGGATTTATCCGGCGCGTTTGCACTGGATGTTGTCGGCAACGAGCTATCAATTGACACGTTCACGTTTACGGTACGGCATGAATATGAATCAGAGCTTATTTACGCTCCGAGAGGGCATGACGGGTACTTAGATACCAACGATAAATTGTATAGGATGCGAAGATCGGGCATCGCCCAGTATTACAATTTTGTCCCTGATCGAAGCGACAAACTGGTTGAGGCAAACAGCAAGATTTTCCGCACGTTCGCGGGGTATGCGTCTGATCCGTTTCTGTTTGGTCTGTCGTTCGGTACGCCGGTGTATTGGTACGTCAAAGGATCGTTCTTTACGAAGGGGTATCTGAAACAAGTCGAGAGAATCAGCAAGTATAACTGGAAAGTAACGTGTGTGAGCGGAATCGGACTCCTTGACGTAAAAAACCATGTCGGAGGTCTGTATAACGGCGAGACGTTTTTAAACATCGTTCGTGACATTATCGGCGGGGCGTTCTCTTTTACTTGCGATACTGCCGTGAGCGAAACGCTGATATACGGGCATCTTCCTTACGGAACAGCAAGAGATAATCTGCATCAGCTTATGTTTGCGGTTGGCGCGGCAATGACAAAAGGAACAGCGTCAAACGATTATGTGATTAAGTTCCTGTCGGACGTTAGCAATTATGTACCAAGCAACAGAATCGCATTGGGCGGTAGCGTGTCGTATCAAACTCCGGCAACGAGGGTTGAGGTCACGGAACACGCCTACTACGCGAAGGAATCCGACGAGGACGTGACGCTTTACGACAACACAACAGGAACGGCGGCGCAGAATACGCTTGTTGTGTTTAACGATCCAATCCACGACCTTGATGTTACGCAATCGCTGAGAATCGTAGAAAGCGGCGTGAACTATGCCGTCGTTAGTGGTGTCGGTGTACTTACAGGAAAGAAATACACCCACAACGAGACAGAGATTGTAATCAATCGCGGCGGCAATGATGCGCCAAAAATCAAGTCCGTCAAGAACAATCACCTTATCAGTTTTGCGAACTCAAACAACGTGGCTCAGAGAATCCTTGACTACTATTCTTCCGCGAAGAAAATCAAGGCAAAGATCATGCTGAAAAATGAGCGCGTCGGAGCAAATATTTCGTTCAACAACCCGTTCGACGAGGCGGCATCTGCCTACATTGATAAGATGGATGTGACGGTCACCTCCGTCATTGGCGCTCAGTGTGAACTCGTCGAAAACTTTGTCCCAACGGGCGCGGGCAACAACTTCACGAACCGCGAGGTTATCACCGAAAATGGCACATGGCAAGTCCCGGAGGGCACTACGCTGATCCGCATCGTCCTGATCGGCGGCGGGCAAGGCGGCGCTGGTGGGTTTGACGGCGAGAACGGTTGTTGGTTTGCTGGTGGGTTTTCCCCAAGCGGAGCCGAAGAGGGCGAAGAACGCGGAGGGATGTATGGCATCTCCCACAGATTCGCAGACCGAGAATCCGGCTGGACTGACTTGGCATACTGCTACGAGGCTGGCGTTGGTTATGCCAATGGCGAACAGCGTGAACCGCAAGGCGGAGCTTCGGGCGCTCCGGGCGCTCCGGGCAAGTACATCGTGTATGACCGCGCTGTGCAAGGCGGTGACAACATCACGATCACCATCGGCGCTGGCGGCGCTGGTGGGGCGCGG